TAACGTATGGGTATTGGCGAAGTTGCCGAACCGAAAGCTAAATTGAAAAACAAAAGTTGAAATTATGGACGAAAGTTTAATTGAAAAACAGAACGGCAATTTTGCCAATACCGTGTTAGGTGCAGTGCCTTCTGTGGTGTATAATGAGGATTGTGTAGAGGGTTTAAAACGCTTTTCTGATAATCATTTTGACCTTGCTATTGTTGACCCACCTTATGGAATTGGAGAAAATGGGCAACGAAATGTAACAGGAGATAGACCAACGGCAAAATGGAAGAACCCGAAAAGCCAACACTATGTAACATTTGACGATAGTGAAATACCTACTGCCGAATATTGGCAAGAATTATTTAGGGTATCTAAAAATCAAATCGTTTGGGGCGGAAATTATTTTACTGAATACCTACCGCCATCAAAAGGTTGGATTGTTTGGGATAAACAAGCTGATATAAAGGAACACTTATCAATGTGTGAATTAGCTTGGAGTAGCTTTGATAGGAAGTGCAATAAGTTTGAATACTTGTGGGCAGGATTTAAGAAAAAGCACCAAGTAGAACGAATACACCCAACCCAAAAGCCAGTTGATTTATATGCTTGGATATTATTGCACTATGCTAATGAAGGCGATTTGATTTTAGATACCCATGTTGGTTCGGGTTCTTCAAGAATTGCAGCCAATAAAGGCGGATTCAACTTTACAGGATTTGAAATAAATGAAATATTTTATGAAGCACAAGAAAAGCGTTTTAAAGATTTTGTCAGCCAACTCCGAATGTTTTAGGGTGTCCGCTGGCATTGCACCTAACGTTCGGGTATTGCTGAAGGCAGGGGCTTAGAAGCAGAATGTTTCAACCCTGCAAAAAATGCCCAATAGAATTACAAATGATTAATTAACCGAGAATGCCCTGCTTTTAGCAATACCTTGTTAGGCGTAGTTGCTTCCACTACACTTAATACGAAGAACAAAACTTTTTTGTTTTAAAATTTTAGGGAGGATTTTTAATTAAACAATTTAAATAATAAATAAAATGAAAAACGACAAACACAAATTACTTTCAACGGCAAGAGAATTGAGAGGAACATTGCAAACGATTGAAGATTTACTTTCTAACTATACAGGTATTGAAGGTAATGAAAATTATGTAAAATATTGTAGAAATAAAGCGAGTGATGCTCACGAAGATGATGCAATCTTAAATCAACTTTATGATGATACTTACAATGTAGATATGGAAAAAAGGAAGGGCATTAATATTGCACCACTTATAAAGATTATTGAGAAACAATTTAAGTTACTTGATGATATTGATACTGCTGGTGATATGTTCAAACCCAAATGGTGCAAAATTACAAAGGCGGTAGAACAAATGCACAGACTACGTTGGCTTGTTTGTTATGTGGAACAAGATAATAAAGACGAAAATGGAGTAATGATATTGAATGGTAATTGTTACATAAAGGAAGAAAGAGTTGGTTTAATGTTTTAATTGAGCGTTGGGAAAATTTTAAAACAAAATGGATTACCACAAACTTTTATACGAAGCACTGCAATTACGCCTAACGCCTTGCGGCTTGCCGAAGTGCCGCATAGCAGAAACTTCGGATTTGAGTAGGAACTTTCTTGCGGCATTTTGGCAAACCGCTGTTATGCGTATGTGCCGACTTGTTTAGCAGAATGTTCATTTGGAAACGGAATAGAAATTTTTAATTAAACCATAACGAAATGACAAAAGATTGGACAGGAAACAGCAACAGCATCTATAAGACTTTGGGTGCAAGCAATCATACTGACAAGGAAAGGCAGAATGAAGATTATTATGCAACAGACCCGAAAGCAGCCGACTTGCTTTTAGAACTCGAAACATTTGCCCCTGATATTTGGGAGTGTGCTTGTGGTGAAGGGCATTTAAGTAAGGTATTTGAAAAAGCAGGGCATAAGGTAAAAAGCACTGACCTAATGGATAGGGGATTTGGTGAAACAGGGATAGATTTTTTGAGTATTGATAACTTGGAGTGGAACGGAGATATAATCACAAACCCACCATACAAGTATGCTCAAGAATTTATAGAAAAGGCATTGCAGATTATACCCGAAGGAAACAAGGTGGCAATGTTCTTGAAGATACAATTTTTGGAAGGCAAAGGGCGAAAAAAACTATTCCTATCCAATCCACCAAAAACTGTTTATGTTTCAAGTTCTCGTCTGCTTTGTGCAAAAAACGCTGAATTTGATAAAATGATTGCTGGTGGTGGAAGTGCTGTTGCTTATGCTTGGTATGTATGGCAAAAAGGCTTCAATGGAACGACAGAACTCAAATGGTTTAATTAAAAATTTCAAACGAGAATGTCAATCGAAGAACGCCAGCAAGGCATTACGCATAACGCTTTAGGGCTTTGCGAAGGCAGGGCTAAATAGTACAAAAGTTTAAATTAATTACAAATGATAGTAGAAAGTACAAAAGTTGAATTTACCACCGAAAGCCCTGCTTTTGCAAAACCCTTGTTATGGGCAGTTGCTGTTCGGTTACTCAAAATTTAGTCAAATGATATTAAGAAGATTAGGAAATAAACAAGCAATAGCACAGAAAATACAAAATTATTTTCCTGCTCACAATTTATACATTGAACCATTTTTTGGGGCTGGTGGTATGTTTTTCAATAAACCAAAAGCTAACTATAATATAGTGAATGATATTGATAGCGAAGTATTTAATTTATTCCAAGTTATAACTAAAAGCAAGGAACAATTAAAAGATAGTTTTTATAAAATGCCTATTCATTATGACCTTTTGGAATATTGGAAAACTAATAAGGAAATAGACCCAATACAAAAGGCTTTGCGGTTCTTGTTTATGTCTAATTGTACATTATTGGGTACTGGAAGCCAATTAAGATATACAACGCAAGACGATAAGGATAACATTTATAAAGGATTTGATAAAACATTTGATATTATTTATGACGTAACATTTAGTAATTTAGATTTTAGAAAATTCATTTCAAGTATATCATACAGACACGGGAAAGCTGATATTGATAAAGCGTTTTTCTATTGCGACCCACCATATTTAGGAACTAATGATAATTACAGCAACTCATTTACTGAACAGGATAGCATTGATTTATTTGACTGCTTACAAGCTACTGGGTGCAAGTTTGCAATGAGTGAATTTGATAATGAGTTTATTCTTAATCAAGCAAAAGAACGAGGTTTAAATGTCATAATAATTGGCGAAAGGAAAAACTTAAAAAATCGTAGAACAGAAATATTAATAACGAATTATGAAAAACAAAAAGGGCTTTTCGATTAGCAGGGTGTTTCCTGCAATTGCCCATAACGTTTTGTGGCTTTGCGTTCGTTGGGGATTTCCAGCACTAAAGCCGATTGATAGTACAAATTTTAAATATAGCACAGATGATTATAGATAGCACAAAAGCCCACAATGACGCAAAACCACTGTTAGGCGTAGTAGTTTCTAATTTATCCGAAAGGGTAATTGATAAACCATTTTATACAGAATGGGACTACCCTTCCGAGTGGGGCGGTGGAACAGACAGTATTCGAGAAAAGGGAAAGTTAAACTACGAAGGATTAAATGAACACGAAAAAATGATACTATACATTTATGCTTGGAACTTGTCGGATTTTTGCCCAACAAAGAAAAGTGTAATGAAAGAGTTTGGGTGGTCGGCTTACAAAGTTGCAAAAATGTATAGAGAATTGAAGCAATACGGATTAGAGTGTGTAGCCCTTTTCTCTGAAAATACTGGTCTGTTATGTGGTCGAGGGTATCGCTACTATTACGCCTAACGGCTACGGCTATGTGCAGTAGCGGATTTGAAACACAAAACTTTAAATATAGAACGAATGATGATAGTAGAACAAATTTTGAATAACACACAAACCCCGCTATTGCATATAGCCGATGTTAGTGGCAGTGCTTTGTTCAATGCGGACTGTATGGATATTTTACCTCTTATTCCTAATAAATCGGTTCAACTTATTTTGGCTGATTTGCCTTATGGGACTACAAGTTGTGCGTGGGACTGTATTATTACATTTGACGAACTTTGGAAGGAATATGGAAGGATAATAAAAGACAATGGAGCAATAGTTTTAACGGCTTCACAACCATTTACAAGTGCTTTGGTAAATAGTAAAATTGAATGGTTTAAATATGCTTTGGTTTGGGAGAAAGAAAGACCAAGCAACCCTGCACACGCAAAGATTAGATTTATGAAATGGCACGAAGATATTTTGATTTTTGCAC